CCTTGGTAGGAGTTTGTAATACCAAGGGTTGACTGAGCTGCCTTGTATTGCTGCTGGGCAAAGGCTAAATCATTGCTAATGTTTGCAGATAGGTTCTTTACGTTGAGGGCTGCTAATTCAGCCTGTGAACCTCGTATAATTCCGTATAGCTCGTTGGACAGATTAAATCTGTGCCCTTCTAACGCTGTCACCACAACTGAACCGCGTAGAATTTTTTCCTCAATAGTAGAAACTACTTTTTTGTAAGCGTCCTGTTGGTCACGGATAACGTCTACATCAGATTGACCTCCGAATGCGAAGTTGAGAGGAATGTTTTCTCTGATGATGAGGGGGTAACGCGTGGGGGTAAAGTAGGGAACCTCTGTGCCGGGTGGTAGGACTTCTCCTGATGCAAGCTTAACTTCTGTTGCTAGAGTCTCGAACTTCTGCACCTTGCCGTCGATGCGCCTTGCAAAGAAGTTGGAATGGTCCTCTAGTATTTCATCCTCGCACCATGTCAACTTACTAATCTCTCCATCATCATTGCGATACCAGCAGACAACTTCTGTCACCATGTCGGGGTTGTTTGGTTGAGAAGTGTTGCTGACTAGGCTAATGTTGGGGAATTGCTCGCCTACGTTTTCGAGATCCACATCGTAACGCTTTTTAATATAGTTCTTCGTGACTGAGGACAAAATAAAGAAGTAGTCCATCTTTTGAAGGTCAAATACTCCGGGTTGCGGAATAATTCGTTTGGGGTGAATAGACTCTATTTCCAATTCCCCGCGGTAAAGATGATGTTTGAAGTCAGGATTCCAGCCTACTAACATTGCAGAGTAGCCTTGCACAGGGGTTATGCGCTCGTTGATGTCGTTAATGGCTGTCATGCCAAGTTCTGTGATGTCTGCAGTTAAGCTGTCCTCGATCATCATGGCTTGTACTTCATAGCCGGGGAGTTTGGTTCGAACGGAGGGTTGTGGGATGGTTGAGTCAACGCCTGTTTCGATGAACTCTAGAACTAGGTTGACTACGTTGTTCGCTTGTTTTCGCTTACCATTGGATGAACGGGCATTTATATTGCCATCCACTGTTTTTGCGCCAAGGTATATTGCTTCTCGCTCGTCTCTGAGTGCGTCTAGGTCTGAGGATTGCGCTTCAGCAAGCTTGTCCTGCCAACCCTTTAGCTTGACTTGCTGTTCTGATTCTTCTTTCATGGAGAGCTTTTTATCTTTCAGCTTTTTCACAACCTTTTTACCGAAGTCCTTTATTGAATCTAGCATTTAATCACCTGCCAATCTTCTTTAGGATGTAAGCTCTTTCTTCTGCTGTTTTACAATTATCAAGGTCTTCGATTATGTCATCTGGAAGTTTTGACAAGTCCTGCTTCTCTACTATCTGAACAGTAAATCTCTGCTGAGGTCTTATCTCTGCAGCAATCATATCCGACATCAACAGGTCATCATGCTTACCAGGGGTTGCGTCCGGTCTATTGTTTTTGTCGTAGATGAAAGTCAAGCACTCGCTCAACATTGCAATATCAGTAAATAGCTCAATATGTTCCTCTATAAGCGCAATTTCCTTGTCAATAATAAGGGGTCTACTATTCCCATCAGTCTTCCAACCGAACTTCTTTTGAATTTCCTTACTGATGCTGTCGTAGGATTGACGCATGTACTGCTTTGGGTATCTTAGCCGTTCAAGTTCCTCCAAGGGGGCTGTATTGAAGTTCATCTCAATTCCAATAAGTGCCTCGTTGAAATACTTTCCAAGGCAGTAAACCTGATGAGTGTATGGCTTAGAATTTGATGATTGCATATGAAGAGATGCTACACGCTTACCCGTGATGTTGTTTAAGGTTGTAGATGAGTAATAATCCCCACCCTCCCCCTTGGTATCGCCACCAATTACATATGGATAATCTTTTTGCACATCCTCATAAATAGTAATAAACCCTCGTTCATCTTCAATCCAATGAATAGAGTCATCCTTTATTTTATTCTGAGTATCGGGATCATCCCACTCAAAAGAAAAACGCCCTCGTTTTGGAGGGTGCTCCTTGTAAAGCTTCTTTAATTCTTCAATTCTCATTTCCACGATTTCATTTGCGAATACAGGTCTACCCGTTGAGAGGAACGCCTCCTTCGGGTAAGAAGGGTTCTCCTGCTTCATGAGATTATGATCTCCACCACAATCGTTCTTTAGTTTCCAACGATACCACTTGATCTGTTCGGCGGTAAGATTGAATAACCCAATAATACTTTTCTCGTAGTCGCTTAGATTTGACATTATCTTTATTCGCTCGTCATCGGTAACGGGTAGTTGGTATTCGTTGTAGTCGTGCCATGCGAAGAACATAGGGATAAAATCATTCTCCCCGGCCTCTGCCTTATCCCATAAGTCTTTAAAATCGTTCATGCCATTTGCCGTACTCTCTATAATAACAATCGTTCCTGGTATGTTGGGAACTGATTGGAGTATCCCGGAAAGAGTAGTCGCAGGATTTCCACCATAGAAAGCGAACTCCGAAAGATGAACGTAATAATGGGTATCGGAACGCCCAATCCCATCACTTCCGGCAGTTTGAACCTTGATCTTACTATTTAATCCTTCACCCTTTCCCTTATGGGTAGCAGGAAGGTCAAATATAAGTTCTCTAGCATTAGACGCTTTCTGTAATGGCTTAATCCGGTCTGGAAGCTTGCTGTACATAAACTTAGCTTTTTCAAAGATAGCATTGGTCGAGTCGTCGCGATGGGCAACCACAAGCGCATTTCTGTTCTTGTTCTTTGTTAGTCTACAAATCAACTTTCCTTGGGTATATGTGGAAACCCCTTCCTGCCTTGCCTTTAATACAATGATTCGGGCAGGGATTCCGAGCGTTTCTAGTTCCTTTATTTTATCGTCTATTATTTTCTGAATTGAGTTATAGGTTAAGAAAACTTCGTTCCCTTTTTTGTCAATCACCTTGATATAGAAACGACAGAAATCATCATCATTGCGTCTAGCTAATTCATCCTTGATTGCTTCTAACGATGGCAAATCACTCTGTTTTATCTTAGGCTTAGGCACGGCATCATCAGCCTTTACCTTCTTAACTTTAGCCTCTGCCATTGTCCATCACCTCACCATTCAAATTCCGCAAGCAATCCCACCGCTATAGCACCCTTTTCATCTACACACTTCTCTCCACCCCAAAACGTGCATGAAGCGCAGTTTGTTTTATCATATGTAGAGTCAATGGGGTTGAACATTTTGCACGATCTATTTTCAGACAATCTGATTACCTCCTGAAAAATACCCCAACCGATTCAGCTAGTGTCAATGAAATAAAGAAAGTCATCCACGGATGAACGAACATCCACGAAATGACTGTTTGATTTTCCATGATATCTTCACTCCTAATACCAAACTCTGTCACCAAGGGTGCAATTACAAAATCCTGAAGCGAACTTGTTAACCATTGGATTATTAGGGCATCCATCGCATGGGCTATTCTTAGGTTGTGACCAAATTGATGTAATATTAGGAACCCATTGAATCTCGTACATAACCAAGCCTCACTCCTTGTACTTAACGTTGTTTGATACGTTTAACAATACGTTCACAACATCATTACCTGTCCTTAACGGTGGACAAGGCTAAAGCGTGATAGAATCAAGGGTTTTGAAATGGAAGAAGGGGTTCAAGGGGGGATACAACTAAACCCCAAAAACATATTGCCATTGCTAAGCACATTCCAAGCCCAATAGTTTGAAAGGCATCACTAAATAAAAATTGTTTCATTCGTTCACAACCTTCAATCTACTGCGCCTAATACCAGCAACATCCTCAGCGTACTCGCTTTTTGTCTTCTCGGATGGTTCGCAAACCGTATAAACACTTTGGTTTTTCTCAGCCTTCATGTTCTCATCATAGGTCGTAATATAAATATTTACAGCGCCTATTACCAATTCATTTTTCCGCACAAAATCAATAAAGGCTTGTCCTATTCGTTCAGGGGTCATTCCTTTTTCGAATTTGATTCGCACTCTATTTCCCTCCCCTTACCGAACAATTTTCCGATCATTTTGTATTTTATGCCATCATAGGAGATTAGTTTTAACTCTTCCAACCTGGAAATTAACCTTCTAGCCGTGGAATCGCTAATCTTTAACGCATTGGCTACATCTTTGCGCTCCATGAATTTTCTTCGCTTTCCACTACCAATAGCTAAACTTCCATCGTGCCATTCGATATATGTCGCCAAGTGCATACACATTCCCGCGTGTTCATAACTTAATTTACTCTTTGGGAATTTGTGAATTTCACTAATATACAACTTGGCATACGTTAGCTTGTTGCCAGAACTTTTGGGCTTGGGCTTTATTTCAGGTTCGATAACTATATCATCATCTAATATCTTTGGCGGCTTAGGTGGGTGGTATTTATTAAAGAAATTATAAAGGACTGCATCGGTGTCGGGATCGGTGATGGTTATGTGTTCCCTCCCAGAACCCAATCTTTCTCTTCCAAACATAGCGGGCATAAGAGTTGCGTTAACATCTCTCTGGAAATATTTAACCGCTTTTTCATCCACTTTTACCACCTCCTAGCCCTGTCAAATTTGAAAAGTTAAATAAAACGCTGTATCCCTTATGTACCAACGGTTTCAGGGTTTATTTTTTATAATTTTTGTCGTCACACTAAGAGTAGTTCTCTTGGGTCTTAGTCAACGAACTAAATTTGCAATATAAAAAGTACCTCCTTTTAATCAGAGGTACTTAGTTTTGTTTTGGTGTATGGGGGGTAATAATTATCGTTCAATGCCCAGCACTTCATCTTGTCCAGTTAATACTCTCTTCACCAACTCAATTGGAAGACCACAAGTATTTGATATCTCCTGGTGCATCTTTTCGTTAGCCATTGCCTCTTCACAATTGGGGCAAATGTAATTGTCATTTATAAGGGTACAGTCTTGCTCTGGATATCTAAAGCATGATTTTTCTGAATCAATATGTTTCATGTAGTCAAGTATGACCATCGATATAGATGTTGTTGTTGGGTCATTATGTTTTAATGCCATGTCCTGAGCTTTCTCTAAGACTGTTATTTGTTCGATTAGTTTTGACTTGATATTCATATTTGTTACCTGCCTTTATTTATTGGTGGGGTAGTTGATTCAATAATATGGGGGGTATGAATTTCATTTGATAGGTCATTTGTTCTAGTGTTTCTGCGAGGTTGCTAGATATGATATAGGTTCCTTTATGGATAATGTTATAGTTATTGATAGAGATATATACATAGATCAACCCTTTACCCCGACTGGCTACATGGGCATAGGGGGAGGGTCAAATTCAACATTCAGCACCACCTCAACACTCAGTATCAGCACAGCAACCCGGTCCGATCACTTCAGCCAGACAGCAGCGAGAGCAAAACAAAGGCAGACAACAGCAGAGACAGGGCAGGCAGTACAACCGACGCCATACAGCCGGGGCAGCAACCACCCGGCAAGCCACCAACTAAAACTATATTACTATATCATAATGTTACACAATACCATTGTGTAACATTCGCCAAAACCCTACAGCCCTACTCTACCAACGGTTGCAGCCATTTACTCCATATCAACCATAACGTTTATCAAGGCATGATCTAGTCGGAGAGTAAAAGACAGGCTATTTCCTGTTTGGCATACATCAATAATGGCATTAATAAACATTTGTTTTAGATGGTCTTAAGCTACAGATAAACATTTATCCTCTATGATAGGCAAAACGACACTACTCCTTTGGCTCAACATCCACTATCTCGCCATGTATCTGTGCCCTTTCCATGATCTCTGCCATGAGCCGGAGATCAGCATCCGAGTATGCAGATACAGCCTGGATGAGCAGAGGGCCGCCATTGGGACCGGAATACTCCACAGACTGAGTATCTTTCCAGCCCTTAAAGTTGTTCGTCAGGCTGAATTTAGCACCATTTACACCATCTCGGTCGAAGAGTCGGGCTTCTGTATATTCTTCGATCCGGGACTTAGCTATCGAAATTGTGTCAACGAACTCTTCTTTATCCTGATAATTCAACAATGCCTGTCTACTCGTAAAGCCCAATGCCAATGCTAATCCGGTAACAGTTGGAGGTTTCCCAATCATCACCGGTTGACCATGCTTATCATAAATAGGCACTCCATCTTCATCCTTCAGTAGCTCACCTTGGCATTTATTGAAGTAACTATCTATAATAACCTGAATCTCATTAGCTGAAGAATATCTCGGCGGACTGCCACCCTTATTACCAACAGCATATTGATTACCGATTGCAGCAGCCATGACTATCACCTCTCTACTTCTTAAGTGTCCTATCGTACCAATTTGGAATAATAACAACGAAAAAACCAACAACCATAATAGCTACCCACAATGATCTTTCTTGCCAGCAATCGCATTGTTTGAAGTAATAAGGAACTATATTAAATCCACCGATCATTTAGCAAACCTCCCTTAATAATATCCCATCACACAACCTGCAACCCTGTTCTAAGCCCACTACTAACCTATCCAATAAATCTACTCAATAACTTAATAGCACTCTTAAAACATTCCTTCTATAATATGCCAACTAAACCCAAACAAATTTAAAATAATCCCTAAATCCCTCTTTACATACTAGCCAACTAGCTATACAATATACACAACGAACTGAAAGCATCCTCTACCAACTCAGCCAAACAAAAGCGTCCCTCAGCCGAATGATGATCCGAGACAGCCAAGCGAAGCAAGGGTTGGCACGATGCGGAAGGTTCAATCAAGAGGAGGAAAACGAAATGTTCACAACTACAAGATATTTTTACCCTCATGGAATAGAGGGGGAATCCATGGATAATACTTCCAAGGAATTTAACGACTTAGATAAGGCTATAAATCACGCTAATCGGTATGCAACAGGCTTAAGATTCGCCGGAGTGCAGGTTGAAGACGAAAAGGGAAATATCATTTATGAAATAACATCAGACATGGAAGCAATCGATTACAGAGAGCAGAAAGTACTAATAGAGGAACCAACGCCCTCTATAGAAGTAGTTGAAGCTCATACAGAGAAAGTAATCGAGCAGGAAGAAGGAACTAAAATGAAAAAAACTTTATACTTCGAAGGTGCAGGATGTGTACCCCGTGGAGAAGTTGAGAACTGCCGAATAAGAACAGCCTTTACGAATAACATAGGCGAGAGAATTTATCTCGAAATCTCAGGCATGGAAACAAATAAGCAAAACCAAAAGCATTACCCAGGTATTCAATATATTGGCTTTATTGACTCCTGCCACTATATAACGGATGAAGGCAACGACGAAAACAAGAACAGCATATTCCACCGCAACTCTAAAACCCTTGGATATACCAAGTCCGAAATTCTCTCCTTTGTTAATTCCCTTGATTGCAGTTTCGATCAAGTTGTAATCCTTCCCGACCTTGCAGGGTATCGAGTTTTTAAAGATGGAGAAGGTCATAACTTCGGAGACAAATTCCAGTACAACGAAGCACTAACTAACCGAGCCGAAGAAATCAGGAAGCACTTCTACGCACTGGAAAAAAGCGAAGGGAAACAATACCCTAACCTATCCTTATGGGTTGACCAAGAAAACCCCGAATTGCTCCACTTGCTCAGACATTTCAACGGATACAATAAGCACTGGTCAATACAGAACGTTGATAACTGGAAGGAAACGATTAGAGAGACAACACTTGGAAGGTATGCCTGTTAGGTTAAAGTAGGTCAGCCGAGGACCCATGCCCGGCCCGAAGGAGGAGGTAACATGAAAAGGCAAAGTAAATGCCCCGCATGCATGAAAATAGCCGAGGAAAATCATAGGCTCCATAAGCTATCGAAAAATTACATGTATCAATTATTAAGAGAAGGATGCACTCATACACTAGAACAACAAATTAAGAAGAAGGAGGAAACCCAATGCAAGTAGTCCTAAACACCAAAATATCCCTAGAGCTAAGACAGCAATTAGACCAGCACGCCAAGGACACCAACAAGGCAATGGCTAAGATAGTAGCAGAGGCACTAGAAGCATATTTCAAGGCTCTCAAATAGAGAGTCTTTCCTTTACCTCAAGCTCACCGATTAACATTGCAACACCGCAACACTAATCCCTAAGCTCAAGCCATCTAAAATAATTTGATTAAATACCAATAAATCATGTTGACATCTATCTTGATTAGGAGTACAATAAATCAAGATCAAACAAAAGGTGGTTAACACACATGACTAAATTTGAAATCGCTCAAAGTATTAATGGATTCAAGGATTTAGGGCGCATCATCACGGTTAACGGTGAGTTAGATTTTGTGGTAGGTCAAATATACGACAATCAAAACACCGCAGAAAGCTGGACAGATCGAGATAACTCAAAAGTGGCTTTTGAGCCTATGACAAACGGTACAATGTACGTCTTACATTGTAATCAAGTACCCTGCCACGTTGTTGACTACGAAAACGAAGACGAATGCTTAGACCTTGGTGCTCTAGGCTGTGAAGATGAAGCGGAATGCCTAGTTCTCCCGACGACTAAGATGATCGTTACTTATGTTTCCACCGAAAACGATTATGAAGAAATGGGTTACTACTTAGTGAAAATGGAGGTTGCCGAAAGAGTAGAAAGCGGATTTGGTATAGGATGTAGCACCCACGGTGGCTACCGCCCTGGCTCAGGTCGAAAACCTACCGGACGCACTCGCCGAACATTCCAACTCACCGATACCGAGTACGCAAAGCTAAAAGAGCTACTTGAGCAAATAAGGGCTACTAAATAAGTAGCCCTTATTACTTTGCATTATCCATATTAAGTCACTCAAATTGTTCCTAAAATTAAACAACAAAATAGGACCATAACGTACTTGACATACCGTACCGTACCGTGTTATATTGTTATCAAGCCAAACAAGTTGCTCGCGGAACACGAAGGTGTTCGGAGCTAGAAGGAGTTTTATAAATGGAAAAGGATATATTCGGCGAATACGAATCCACGGAAACGACAACCAAGAAGCACACGCTCGAAGGTAT